GCCATGTTTCATCGTGGTAAAATACTTTGGTATCTGAATATCTTGCGAATTTAATTTGGTTGTTGTGGTATGCCTCCAGGCTCCATGGGCATACATCAGAAATTGATTGGAAGTATTGCTCCCAATCAACCTCACGGTATCGTTCTTGGACTATCACTAGCCTCTTGATTTTTTACCTGATTTTTTTGATTTTTTCTTTTTGTCGTCTTTTTTCTTACGACTGATCATTGGTTTTTTAGCCATTGTCATCTCCTCCATTTTGGTTGTTGAAAAATCCTGCTATCTCAGGATGTATGTCTAATATTTGAGCATCAGTGTAACCTTCTGCTATCATGTCACGGATATGTTTCACCATGTCCTCTTTGTTGGCCATCGATGGATGTGCCATATCCAATTTCAAAGGTGGTGTTTGTGTTTGAACTTCACCTACTTCTTGTTGTTGTTCCATCACTTTCTCTAATACATCTTCATCTTTGATTAATGCTTTTGCCAACATGATGTCAATCTGTTTTAATAGTTCTGCATTCTCTGGTTTTGACTCTTTGGCTAGTTTAAGCAGTGCAACTGTGTTTTCTTTGTCGTGTATATTGAATGAATCTGGATAATCAATAACACCATCAAATACTTTGCCTTGCCACATAGCCCACATTCTCCAAATGTGTTCTTCAGCAAGTTCTAGGTTGTCTGCTTTTTGTGATAATCTCGCATTCAATAACTCTCTTTCGGTTTGCATAGCAATACCTGAGAGTTGACGAGATACAGTTGATCTTACCCCACCCATGTTGGCCATTCTGTTGATGGAGTCAGTTTTCTCATTGAGAGATGATATAATCTGTGTTATACCACTACCACTGGGCTCCAATAGATATGGTTTCAGGTTGGGGTCCAAATCATCCGGTAGATCTATAACCGAACCGGCACCTGCTGATGCTTGTGTGGATGATGTTTTACATAGACTGGGATGATTGGAAACTCGCACTAATTGTTCAAGTTCTGAGAGTTCGTTGTATATGGCTCTCTGCATGTCAGCAATATCCGAAATGTCTGATATGCCCATGCCTTTGGTTTGTGTTCTACCAGCATACACTGGTATGCAAGGAACTGCTCCAATTGGATTTGCCATAACATCAACGATGTTGGCTTTTTTATCCTTGGATGTTCTTGTGTATATTGTTGTCTCAGTAGCCGTGATTGTTCTGTAGTATGCGGCTTCTTCATCGATGCCGTCTAATATGGTAAGTGATGACAGTGCATACACACCATTTGGTTTTCTTCTGTATTGCCAATCGATCACATTTTCTGGTGTGATGATTGAAACATATGGTCTAATCTCTTGTTGTAATTCTTCTGCTCGTGTTGCCACCTGTGTGCTTGGTTTATCCACCATCACCCATACATGTCCATACACTGCTGAATATGTGGCACAATCTCTCATGAATGCATCAAATGATCTACCGTCTAGGTCAGCATCTTGTAAAAATGGATCCAATGCTGGATCGTTGCCTACCTGTGTGCCGTAATCTCTCTTGGGTGGTGTTCTAAATAGGAATGAATTGTATGTTTCTACCACTGACTTGCAATGATTGTCTAATGGTGTTGCTTTGATTCTGTTTTCGTATTCTTCTGAACTTTCCAAGACATATTTTACCAAATATTGTCCTGATCTAAAGTCGTTGCCTCCGTTGAATGAATCAGAATAATAAGTCCATCTCTTGATGTTCTTTCTCCATTCAGGGTGAACAGGTAATCCAAGATATTCTAATCTATACTCAACATCAAAAGCATCATATATTGTTGCCATGCTGTGTCCTCTATTTTACTTTCATTGTCCAGGTAGTTGGTGCACTGTTATTTATGCGGTTTCTCGTTACGGGATATAGGTATTCTACCATATAACCTAATGCATCATTCATGTGTGACAAGTTTTCATTGTTGTCTGGTTGTGATGTGCCCGGTTTGTATATTTGTCTTGACAGTGATCTAATCACTGATTTGCAATTGGGTGCGACCCATAATTTTTGTTTGCCATCTGCTGATTTAAGTGCAGAATTAACTGCATTTATTCTATCTCTCACAGCAGGGTGTTGTGATTTGGCTTTGACTGTGAATCCAGCATTCACCAATATTGATAAATCTGTCCTACCACCTGCTGATGTTTTTCTCTGCCTTGATGCTGGATCCGGATATACAGTTACACCTTTTTGAGGGTATCTTGTTCGTATTTCATCTACCATTTCATCTGTGTTGGATCCATGTATTACTATTTCATCCATTATAACCAAACCCTTTTCTGTTTTTACTGCCACTGCGGCACTCATAGGATCAATGTTAAAGTCCATGCCAATATAAATATGTTTGGCATCTTTTAATGGTGTTTTATCCTCTTTATATACAGAGTCTTGAGTGTAGTTGTAGTATATGGTGCCTGAATATGTTTCAAAAGAGGCTTCATATTCTTGTTTGAATACAGATTCTGCCAAATCATGTCTTGCTTGTTCAATTTCTTCTTGTGGAACTTGTCCACCTTCAATTGTAGTATATTGAAATGAAGCCCAATTTTTGTCATCCACTTTGGCCTGTTGAAATATGTCATATGCCCAGTTACCAATCCCCTTGGGTGTGCCAGTGAACAGTGCTGAACCGCCTGTGTCTGATAGTGTGGGCCTTAATACTTCATACCATGCCTTGGCATCAATGTCAGCAAACTCATCCAACACGATAAAGTCCAATCCAACACCTCTTAAACTATCTTCATTGTCAGCACCTCTTAGACATATGATGGAACCATTAACTAAACGAATCTCTAGATTAGATTCATTGATCTTTTGAATCCATCTCAGTTCTCTCAATCTCTTTTTGAGTTGTTCCCAAACAATTTGTCTTGCCATTCTGTATGATGGTGCAACATAAAAAACTTTTCTATTAGGTTCAGTTGCTGACTTGCATAGTTCACGGATGGCAAGATGTGTCTTACCAAATCTTCTACCTGATACCAATACTCTAAATCTTTTATCTGATTGTGCTATGGTCTGTTGTGCTGGGGATAACGGCATTGTATGTATTTAGCCGTTGTAAAAATAAGGTAGTTAAATCTTTCTCACTTGCCAACCTTTGAATGGTCCTGATTTACTACAATATACATCACCATTGTTGTATTTGGATAAAATTCCACTGGACAAATTATTCCATCCCGTTGATCTGGCCGCCTCTGAAATAGATGTGTAGGTTTTCCATGCACCATTTGGTTTTTTGATTTGTATGTTGTGTCCAAAATGATGTTGAAATTGTGGCAATAATGGTCTTGGCATGCCTTTGATAATTTGTCTTGTCCACCATCCTTTTCTTTCATGTGAACCTTGATGCCATGATCCATCTGCAGGAAACCATCTGTCATGTGAACCCATACTAGCAACACCTGTTTGTCTTGCGGCTTCATGTCGATTAGGATATGTTGTATATGTGTTGTCTTTTTCATTATACACTTCAACAGAATACTTTTCTCTGTATCGATTGGTGTGATTCTGTCTTATTTTTGAATTAGGATTATTCCATATGTGTCTTTGATTACTGTGTGCATCTACTTTTCTTTGGCTTTTAATTGGCACGGACTTTTCTTGTTCTACAGTATTGAATATGTTTTGCCAAAATTTAGGATTGTTGATTTTATTCATATTATTTTTTTTTATAATAATCATCTGGATGATGTTTTGAATTATATCTAAACCAACCTCCATATTGTTGATGCCTTAGTGCTTCTAGATCACCTTGATTGCAATGATAAATGTGTGCTTCTCTTACAGAATAAAATTTACCCATTGGAGTATATACATAACCGTATATACCAGCCATGGCTTTTTGTTTTTGTAATTTTGATTCTGGTTTTTTTAATGATTCACTAATTTTTTTTCCTACATGTTTTGGTATTTTTCTTCCTGTTAAGGCTTCACTAATTTTTTTATTTCTTTCTGGATCTTGATTGGCTTTGGTTGTTGCTTTTAGAAATTCTTTAGAAGCATAAACTTCTTTCATTCGTGCTTTAAATTTAGATGATGCATTTTGTTTTGTTGTTTGAAAACTTTTTGCTCTTCGTTGTTCTACAGACAACTGAGGTTTTTTTCTCTTTTTAATAATATCTTGCCACCATGGTTGTCCTTTTCTATTTCTATTTGCACTGCCAATATTAACAGAACTTTGGCTTTTGATTGGCACGGACTTTTCTTGTTCTATTTCAGAAAATATTCTGTGCCAAAATTTTGGATTGTTGATGTCCTTCATTAGATCAATTGCAACATACTGGCTTTGGCACTTTTTTCCCAACGATCTTTTCTTTTGATCATGATGCCTGCCACATGATTGTATGTTCGCAAACTCAATGGCTGTTGCAATGAACCTTGATTATATCTTACCCATTTCATACATTCTTTGGCTTCATCTTTGGT